AAAGAACGGGCTTTTTCTTTAGCACGTTTCTGTTTTTCCATCTTAACCTCGTCCCCGCTGGGAGCCTTTTTTTCCTCGCGGTCAGCTTTGAACTTCTCCAAAAGCTCCGGAGGCATTTTATGGTCAGCCATCGGGAAGCAGATAATTTTTAACTCTTTCTATTCTAAGGGCAGCCTCAGGAAGTTTATCTACTGGATACGAAGTAATTAAATGATCTTGACGGCCAAGCATGTCTGTGTTGCCCACCTCAGGATCAAACTCATTACACAGCTTTTGTACCTCAGGTTTGTCCCAGATGTAATACTCAGCGATCGAGCTTAGTTTGCGGAGTCGTTTATCAGCGTCTCCCATCCAGCTAAAATGCCACCCAGCGTCCCTATTACCCACATACCAATTGTTAGTAGTGGCGCGGAAGGACGACAGAGTTCCAAATTCTTTCAACTGGCGTACAGTGCCTGCGGTTCCGCAACGCCAATCAAACTTTTCACCCGTGGGCGACTCAAGCTGCCGATCAGCCCTTCCGTAGTGCATAGACATGCTAAGGCGCACTGTTTTGTCAGAGTGCTCCAGAACAGCTTCCTTGACTTCTTTTAGCTTTTCAGGGTTGGCGATCTCGTCACAGTCCGAGCAAATAAAGAAAGTGTCTTCTGGAAGTTGGAAAAGGCCAACACTTAGTGCGTCTCGCTGTCCACGCTCTCTAATCCAAGGGTCTGGGGCCTCTTCGATCGGAGGCAACTCGACATGCAGAACTTGGACTTTATCTTCGGGGATACCAAGCTCTCTAAGAGTATTAACGCAGCTAAATTCTTTAGGTTCGCCCCGGTGCGTACGATTCGCATCAGTAATCAAAAAACCATCTACATGATCGTAGAGAGTTTCAATACGGAGTTCTAGAAGTTCTTTCTCGTTGAAATACGGAAAGCAATCGATTAACACGTCGAGGACTTCTCAGTAGCAGTATGCTACCTCACTCTTGCATCCCTGCTACACCGTTAATACGTTTCTTGGCTTGTTCAAGAAGGTAATTTTTAGTTCTCTCAACATTTTCATCTGCCTGCATATCCATGCCGGTGTCAAACTCGGGTCGACTACCGTCGTCAGGCATTGTGGGTGGAGTCGGACCTTCGTCTGTCTCGTCTAAATCAGCTTGGACTTGTCCTCGGAAGCGACGAGAAGCTTCGTCCTCGCGCTGTCTTTGCTGCCCAGCAGCGTCTAAAGATCGGTTATAACGATCGGAAAAAAAATCTGCGTATCCGGTAAAACTATCCATTAGTAGAGAACGATAACGCCCTGTACAGATCCTCCACTAAGTGTAACTGCACCGAAGGGGAGCAGTTCGTTACCTTGTAAATTTTCAATCTGAATTAGATCAGTGGCAGCATCATTGAAACCGATATAAACATTATCGGTTCCTGGGGTGGATTTAGCTTCTGTATAAAGAGCTCGACAAGTCGTGAAAGTTTTCTCACCGTCAGCAGGAGCCCAATGAAATCCACTCGCGAAAGGCAAAGCAGCTTGCTGCCCATATACAGAACCAAAAGCGCGGATGTCCATTCTCTAAGTCTTTTTGTCAGTCTAACTTACTTAGCTCAATAAGCTTCTTCAGATACCACTCTGCTTTTTTTAAATCCTCAACACCGTTTTTGTGCTGGAATCGCCAGAGATATTTAAAACAGGAAAGATGACAAAAGTTCTTTACTGCATCTTCACCACCTGCAGCTAACATCGCGTCGATACACTCGATGTCGCCTTGGTTGTAATGCGATGGGTGGTCGACCTTGTCAGGGTTGTGCAGAGATAAAGTCATATCAGTATGAGAACATGGTTTTCGTGTCAATAATACTTTGATTTTTAACCAACGCTGTTGAATATTTATTATCTAAATGCTCCACAAGCGCATAATCAGGTATGACTACAGAATCGCCATCGCACATAACAGGAACCGCACGACGGTGTTCTTGCCATGGTTTTAGATCCTCAAAAGCCAAGCCCATTGACGCACGATCAGCAATAGGCCAGTTACGCTTGCCTGTTTTTGGGTGACTGTGGATGGGGTTACAGCTCCAGCTCCTGATGTATTTATCTGCATCCTCCTGATCGAGAATCATCATTCCCGAATAAGGATTGCCCAGAGTAGTAAAACCAAAAATATTTTCTTCAAAAGGTTTAGGAATGAACTCAGATTTAAACGGGATGTCGCCCCATACGTTTTCTGTAACGCCACCCAGTCTCCATTCTCGATGATTGTCGAAAGGAATAAGCTTATGGCCCAGACGCTCGACCCTGCAAAATCCTGGCTCTAGGTTTTGTGTTTTTAGTTCGTCTTTATACTTGTGCCAATAATCAAAGTGTTTTTTAGTAAACAGCATATCATTCTCTGAGTACATGTAAAAGTCATGCGCTCTGTTTGATATTTTTCTAATTAAAGAATGTTTGTGCGCCCAACAAAGTTTGTAGCCTGTGTATTCTTCACCCGCGATAACAAACCCAACTCGATTGAGTTTTGTATGTGAAGCAACGATCAACGAGAACTCATCTAAATCCAAACGATGGTCATAGTCGATAAATATATCGATTTCTTTTTGCAGATCTATGGACTCATATCCTTTGAGAACTTCAAGAGTAGTTTCTACTCTGTTCAGAGGGTTGTGAGCTGTGACAGCGATGTAAATAGATTTCATTAGTACTCAACTGAAAAGTTTCCGCGACGTTGAAGGAACGTCATGAGCCAGGTGTAAGCGTCTAAGAGATCATCATGAGACGTTGCACCGACATTAATCAACTGATCAGCAAGTGCGTCGAACTTGCGGTACTTATTAAAGATCACTTTTTTATTCTCAAGAAGACCCAAAGTCCCCCTAAAACGGGCAACTTTATCTCCACGGAAACCTTTGACCTCGTGGATGTGGAGGTTGCCTAAACCTCGTTCATTCAAAAGAACCCTTTTAAGATCAGCAGCTAGAGAAGCCTGGTAAGCAACAGCTTCAACAACAAGTGTCACTGTTGAATACGTAGGGAAGTACTGGTCTCCTTGGAGTTCAAGAATCCCCCATTCGACTAGCATGTCGCATAGAAGATCTATTTTTTCAAGATTTCCGATAGAACGCACCTGGTGTGCGTCGATGATGTAGAACTTGTCTTTAAGACGACCACCAAGAACAAACGCGGTATAGTCAGACGTTTCGTTTTTACTAGCGGAAAGGTCGATACCGACAGCGAGAGAGTCAAACTCAGTTTCGACTTCGCCTTTAACAATGAGATCCGGTGAAAGCACCAGATCCGAAGTCATTACTGGTTGTTGTTGGTACTGGAAAGCGAAAGCGACAGGATCAAGCTCTTTCTGCTGTTGCAGATACTCAACTGACCACTGTTCAGGCCAGTAACTGACGGCGTCGCCTTCAGAGTCGTAGGTAAGAGCCTCTTGAGAAACTTGTTTCCAGCCTTTAGAAGGAGAAAACATTGTTTTATGAATGTCAAGCGGGTGGAATCGGGTTCCCAAACAAATAGAACGACCACCCTCGAAGACAATCGGTGCGATAACAGAAGACCAGTTGTTATTCATTTCATCTCGGACCGCTGGGTTCTTGATGTCTGCACTTGATTTAATAGGGTCATCAACGATGACTAGGTGAGCACGTTTTGACGTGATACTTCCGCGAAGACCAGCAGCACGCAGGGTAAATTCTTCATCGCCCACACGGTCGATACCTGCGTAGTCAAAATCAATCGACCAACCGATGTCGCTCTGCATACCGGCTTTCAGCTTGACCTTTGGAAAGATCTTTTTGAACGAGCTCGAGTCGATGATTTGTTTAATAATTCGACTCTTCGGAATAGCTGTGGCGATGTTGTACGAGCAGTAAATAATTTGCAAAGGCATCCCTTTGCTTGTGTGCCTGCCGATGATCCATGCCGTGAACATGTTGAGCACGGTGGACTTAGCACTTCCACGAGGAGCAAGGATATCTAAGTTTGGTCCTGCGATATCTAAAAGATATCTATTGCTAACACCTGTAATTAAATGCTTATGCCATTCCAGCATATGGTGCGCTGGAGCTTTATCCATCAACGTACAGAACGTTTGGAAATCATCTTGAGCTCTAGTAAAAATAGTATCGATGGTAGAGTCAGTATCATCAACAGCTTTTTGTGCTCTCAGCTTAAGCGCACGTCGATATGCAAATGTTTCTCTGCTAGGCATTATTGAATACTGTTTGTATACTGATACTGAAATTCTAAACCGGTATGGCAAAGATTTTTTGGTTTGGCGACGCGGTGTCTAATACTGGCTTTGCTCGTGTAACTCATAGCATTCTAGATCACTTAGCGAAAAAACATGAGGTAGTTGTATACGGCATCAATTACGGAGGAGATCCTCATAACTATCCGTTTAAAATTTACCCCGCTTGCACCACGGCAAATCCTGCAGATAAGTTTGGTTTAGGTCGCATACAAAACATCATCACAGCAGAAAAACCAGATTTTGTGATTTGTTTGAACGATATTTGGATTGTTAACCAAGTCTGGGAACGTATTCATCTGATTAAGGATCAGCTTAAATTTAAATTTATTGCTTACTTCCCGACTGACTCAGAGTGGTATCCTCTCTCGATGCTGCGCTTTATTAAAGACTGGGATTTTCCTGTTACTTTCACACAAGAACAAGCGCAACGTCTTTTAGCTCACGGAATCAAACCTCAACGATTAGGAGTTCTTCCTCACGGAATCGACCAGGGTAAGTTTTTCCCTATTGACCGGGATGAAGCACGAAATCGACTCAGGCTGCCTCTTGATAAATTTATTGTTTTCAACGGCAATAGAAACCAACCGCGCAAACTTGTAGACCAAACAATCAAAGCTTTTGCTGAGTTTTCAGTAGGTAAACCTGATACTCTTCTGTACTTAAACATGGCAGAAAAAGATCTTGGTTGGGCAGTAAAAGAATTGTTTGAGACCGAGATGCGTAGAAGAGGACAAGATCCCACCGCTCGACTTTGTCTGACTCCCGGAATTAATTACATAGCTGCTCCGCCTGACGAGCAATTAAATTTGATTTACAACGCTGTCGACGTTGGCATTAACACCGCTAACGGTGAAGGTTGGGGTCTTGTACCTTTTGAACACGCGATGTGCAAAAAAGCACAAGTTGTTCCAGCTCACACTTCATGCAAGGACATTTGGGAAAACGCTGCTCCATTGATCAACATTGGAGCCTGGATTACCGATAAAGATTTAGGAGTCGAGCGAGGCATTGTGGACTTCAAGCATGCTGCTGAAATCCTTGACAAGCTTTACAAAGATAAAGAGTACCGAGAGTCTGTAGCAGAATCTTGCTACGAAGTTACCCAAAACCCAGCGTATCGTTGGCATAAAATCGCTGAAGGTTTCGAAAAAGCTATGGAGGTTTTGGCATGACTTTGCAAAATATTCGTCACAGCTCTCAGCTAACGTATCTCGAGCACCCTGTAAACATACGTCAAAACACAGGTTATCCAACTGTTTACCAACAAGCGGACGACATTGGCGGTGAGTTCACAAGAATTAAATACGGACTTCCCGATCAAGCTATTGCTAATTTCAGTCCTTGCTTGCTTATGCATGAAGGACATCGATTAATTTCATTCAGAAGTCAGCCTGAGCCTTTTGTGTTCAGGCATGACATGAAATATTTTTATTACAACAACACGCCCACTGAGATCTACGTAGGCGAGCTCACCTCTCTTGATACTATTGCTGGTGCGCGAAAAATTCGTTCAGCACCTCATCGTCTCAGCTACGAAGATGCGAGACTTTTTGCTGCACCAGACAACAATGTTTTCGTGCAATTTATTACGAGTTCGTACGCTTCCAAATGGGATACCTCAAAGCACGCACTTGTTAACCAACCCAAGGTTTGTGTTGGACGCTTAGATGAATACGGAGAAGCTGTCGATTGTTTATATCCTCCGATTGGCAACAACCTTGAACCCGGAAAACCTGAGAAAAACTGGTGTTTTTTCAGTGACGAAGGGAAACTAAAACTTCTTTATTCGACACTGCCGATTGAAATAAAAGGTCCAGGAGGAGACGACAAAGTAATTGACTCGTCATCTCTCAAACAGGTTGTAGGAGACAATCCCACTTTCAATTCAACAGCGCCAATAAAAATTGGTGACGAATGGTTAGTGTTTTTTCACTGGAAGTATATGATCCACGACAGTCTTAGCGGACGTAATTATCTTTTATATCACCTGGGAGCGTACACCCTCGACGAAAAAATGACTAAAATTACAAGACAGTGCACTGAAGCACTGTTTAGTGGAAGCCTGCACGATCGTGTAGTCTGGTGGACTGATTGTGTCGGCAACCCTGTCTCTACTCAGCCTTTATGTGTTCTTCCTTTCGGTGGTTGTTACGTAGAGGAAGATGACACGATTGAGTTAGCTCTCGGTGTCAACGACAGTTTCATGGGCATCTTCAAATGCCCGCTGGTTAACATCCTCGGACTCCTCGAGACGGTTTAAATAAGCGATAATAAGATCCCTGAGTTCTTTATACCTAATGAACCAATCAGGGATCAAACCAAAGTGTGGCAGGTAACTACGGTCATATTCAGTATCTTCAATGAACTGAATAATCCGTTCTCTATCTGTCACGATTTTTCTTCTCTTTCAATAGTCGACCATACAACGATAGAAGCTTCGTCGATCAAATCAGACATTGTTGGAGAATCTTCAAAGCTGTTTACGAGCTCACGTAAACAACGATCCGCACCAGCAAGTAAAAGCCCACGGCGATCGATACCGTCAGTGAGCTGTCGGACCGCCTGGATGTGCGACCGGAGTTCTTTTTGAAGGACGCTGATTTTTGTGGCTGCTGTGGCATGATCTAGCATCCCCGTAAGGGTCATTTGCCGAACGTTATCGATATCCATTTTGAGACTATCGATTTCAATTAGCAGGACTTTACGTAAATCCTGCTTGGGATATTTTTCTTGTAACCAGGCGGTGAGATCGGCAATCGACCCGCTATAACCAGGACGGAGAAAACGAGCATATAAGTAAGACTCAATGTCACTAGTGCTGTTCTTGACATAGTGCAAGAAAGCGTCTTTCTGTGTCTTGCCTAGTGTATCTAACCAAGCCCCGACAGTATTAGTATCAGGTGCTTGTGTAGAAATCATCCGAAGTAACGTTGACCGGCCATTGCAATATTAACGGCATTGGCTCTCAAGTCCTTGGTCGCAGCCGTGTTTGCACGAATACGAGAAAGGTCACTCTCAGTCCTAGCTTTATTCAGCGTAAGGTTGCCCATGATGTTCTGGTCACCAAGCTGAAGTTGACCAGCAATTCGCTGAGCACCTTGAGCTAAAGCACTTTGAGCAGTCGCACGGGTGGTGGCTAAGGTCCCGAGATCTTTAGCAAACTGCTGGGCAATGTTACCCTTCGCAGTTTCTTGAAGAGCCCGGATGCCTAAGTTAGTTTCACCAAGGCTTTTTGCGAGGGCGTTGTCCCCCGCTCGAGCAGCTGTGGCCGCTTGGGCCATGAATTGAGGGCCGAGAAGGGAAACACCAAGCCGAGCTTTGCCAAGATCTTCTTGAAGACCAATGCCAGCACTCAGAAGTTTTGCGACCTCACTTGTTTGAAGGCCAGTAATTGCATCACCACGAGTTCTTGCGTCCTGTAGTGCAGAAAGTGATCCTTGGTTTAAACCCTGAGCTAATAAAGCTTGTCCATAAGTCGAGCTTGATAAAGCATTCGCAAACTCTGAGGTAGCAAGCGTAAGAGGATTGTTGGCAGCAGCTGCTTCAGCTCCGTACCGAGCGTAAAAATCAAGGGGATTTGATTGAGGCGTTGTACTCCCCTGTGTGCTACCGGAAGACTTATCGCCCCCAAAAGCTTTATCTA